TTTACTTCCAATCATTTCAACGTAAAACGTTGGTGTTTCCATAACAGGTAACATAATATTCTCCTAATAAATTATTGTAGTTCCCACAGTTTAAATGTAAACGTCACGGGTATTCTAACAAATTGCGTATTTGCCCACGCCATAGAAATGGGTGCCAATGACCTCGGCCATGCTTCTCTTATGATCCATGTTTTTGTTACTTCATCATCATTACCTAATGCACGAAGTGTAATATCGGTAGTATAATTCGAATAGTAATTAACATATCTTGTATCTGGTGTTACGATTCCTCGCATCCAAGTATCGAAGTAATCTTTCGCATCCCAATCTTTGTTGCAAAGTAAAGTGAAGGTTGCAGATTCACCAGTATAGTCCAGAAATGTTGCGCGATTTTCAACACGGTTATTATACTTGAATGGTTTAGATCCCATCATCAATCCAGGAAAGATTGCTTCCTCGCACATTAGTGAAATGTGATTAGGTTGCCCCTTGCCTTCCATACATTTAGGCGTTCCCATAATAACTTCAAACCTGTGCGATCTCGCCAAGTCGTTTTGTTTTACTTCCGATAGAAACTCGGCGATGCCATTACCTGCCATTAATACTTACTCCTGGAGTCTCTGAATACTTCTTCTTTTGTTTTTTTCTGGAATGCTTCAAGAGGTAGAAAAATGGCACTTTTCCAGTCTATGGGATTTATCTTCATAAATCTTGATTGCACATGAGTTGTTAAATAATGCTTGATGCAAGGTTTAACCTCATTTGCAGTGCTAATGCTTTGTAGCAATTGATATGACATTTGAATTTTGGTAGAGGGACTAAAGGTTTTTGAGTTTGTGTAGTCAAGTAACTCGCCTAGAATCTTTCCTCTTACCAGATATGGTGCGTAGTGCAGATTGATACCATAAAACCCTCCAGGTGCTGGACCGAATGGCAGCACTAACGGGAAGGCATCATAGAATGGCAATTCGTTTTTCCATTTTGGATCGTAATAGTACATATACATCGAACCAATTTCGATGTTTGACTTTAGTTCTCCAATGTCAGATTGCATTGCTGTAGTCGGCGATAAACTCGCGCCGACTAATTTTTGAGCATTGCGCATATACCACCAGATAGACTTCTGTCCATCTCCTGCTTTGGCGCGAAGGTTTTCGAAAGGATTTGCCATAATAACTATTTATTCGTTATTCCCAATTCTTTTTCAGTTAATATCATGAATTTCCATTTTCTATCTAAACAAAACTCAGTTGCTGCTTTCCACTTTGCTTGATTCACACCCCAAGTCATTACTTCTTGGAGAAACTGTTTTGTTCTTCGTTTTGGGATTTTTGGTTCTTGTGTAAACTTAGCAGGTTTAATTTCAATCAAATAGCGTTGATCGTTGACTTTAATATAGAAGTCAACGAAATATCTATGCACTCTGCCGTCAACAGGGGATCTATATGGTATTGCAAGTTCTTCTGAACCCCATTCTGAAACACTATCATTGGCGTCACACCATTTCATAAACTTTAGTTCGTAACTAGAACGGAAGATGATGTTGCTTGGATCCCCAATATACTTATTGGGTTTCTGTATATTATATCTGCCCTTGAGTGAATCTTTTGAATAAACCATATAAATATAAGAAAATGCCAATCTAAGGGATATTTATTCGTGTCGAATAATCTTAAATTTACGCCAACCGATAAAGCGCGAGAGGCACATGTTCAAAAATATGGAATCGATAGTGGCAGTGCGCTTCGGTATCCGCTTGATTTGGAATCGGAATCACCGCATTATGTTATCTTTTATCCATTGGTAAGAGAAGGTTCGCGTCTTGGGGAATCATTTAAAAATACAGGCGGTCAGGTCTTTGATACAAGTTCGCAGAATCGACAGCAACCAAAAAATTCAACTGCCCAAACTGCTGCTTTAGGTGCAGGTATTGGCGCTGGACTTGGCATCGCCGAACAGTTGGCTAATGGCGGTGGTAAAAATGCGGGTGGCGTTAGTCTTTTAAATCGACTTGGTAGTGTAGTAGGCAAAACTTTAGGTGGTGGTCTTGTTGGTGGTGCAGTCGGAGCGTTATTAGGGAATCAAGAATTATATACAGGCGCTGGTGCGGTTGCTCTTCAGATGCCCGAAAATAAAATGACGGCAGGGTATAAAGCAAATTGGCAATCGCAAGATATGGGCACGCTACTCGGCGCGATAGGTGCAGGTAACCAGTCTCTATTGGGCGCAATGAACCCACTAAGTCCAGATAACATGAAACTCGCATTAAGTTCTGGTGGTAAAATTTCTAAAGTTTTGAGTGACAATGCTCTTGATGTTAATAAAGTTCTAGAATCTACAACCAAGACTGTAGCGAATCCGTATAAAGAACAATTCTTTAAATCGATGGATAATAGATCCTTTGTATTCGAATATAATTTTGCTCCAAAAAATGAACAAGAAGCAATGGTAGTTTTCAACCGCTTTCGTGAAGGTGCACAGGGAGATAAAATGGGAATCATTCAAAAGTTTGCATATCATATGCATCCAGAACTTAGAGACTCAGGATACTTCTTCAACTATCCATCAGAATTTACGATTGTATATTATCACGCAGGAAAAGAAAACCAATTTGTTCGTAAAATTTCCACGTGTGCTCTTACTAATATGACTGTAGATTATGGCAGTGATACTGGATTTACTACATTCGAAAATGGTATGCCGACCCACGCGACGTTGCGTCTAGAATTCTTAGAACTAGAACTGATGACAGCACAAAGAGTCTTCCAAGGATATTAATATGTACTTTAGACAATTTCCAGTATTACGAGGAAAATTCGATGGCACCTATAAGGGCGTCACAGATATTTTTCTTCGCGTTGCACCAAAAACTCCGATTAAAAATACAGAATTTTTAGAGACAACCTATATTGAAACTACAGAAACTCCAGAATTGCTCGCATATAAAATGTATGGGAGAGAAGATTATCATTGGGTTCTACTATTGGTAAATAATATTGTTGATGTTCGTGAAGAATGGCCAAGAAAAGATAGCGATCTTTACTCGTATTGTATTGAAAAATATGGTGAGAATAATATCTATCAAGCAGTTCATCATTACAGAACAACAGATAAACTTGCGTCACAGGGTGTCCCAAAGGGAATTATTGTAGATTACAATCCAGGGAAAATTTCATCGGGTGAACATGAACCAGTATCAAACTGGGACTATGAAGTCGAATTGAATGAGCAGAAACGACAAATAAAGTATATTCCAAAAGAGTTAATTGGGAAGTTTGTTTCGGAATTCCAAAGATTAATTAGAGTATAATATGTCGGATTCAAAATATCTATCAAATCCAGGTGACGTATCTTTTAAGACTGTTGAGATTCAAAGTGTCAACGGTGAAGTTCTCGACATCAAAAATTTTATCGTCGAACTTAACATTTATGAAGATATTTTCTCGAATGCATTACAGGGTGTTTTGATTGTTGTTGACTCAAAAGAACTTCTTTCTGGGTTGCCTCTTGTCGGCGACGAACTTTTAAACCTCTGGATTCAGACTCCATCGTTTGGTGATGAATATGGCGAGAGTATTAAAAAGACATTTTCAATTTATTCCATTAAAAATAGAATGCTAAATGCCGACCGCGAGCAAATGTATGCATTATACTTCTGCTCGATGGAAGCAGTCAGTGATAACATCACTCAAGTAAGTAAAAAGTACGAAGGCACTACAGACGAAATCGCAGATAAACTTTATACTGATTACTTGAAGCAAAAACGTTGCTTCGGTGGAATAGATAATAAAGATGAAACGCCGATGATCATCGCAGATACTCCACACGAAGGTAAAATTGCATTCGTTGCAAATATGTGGTCACCATTTCGTTGTCTTAATTATGTGGCACAGAGATCTATTGGCGCAAAACAAAAGTCGCCGAGTTTCTTGTTCTATGAAACAACCAGACAATTCTACTTTACTTCTATTGACAATTTGATTAAGAGTCAATTAGACGAGAGTTCTGTGTTTGCTGAATATGTGTATTTACCAAAACCTGTCAATCCTACAATAGATTTGAGTGATGGGTTGACGTTTGATACCTCTAAACCAGCACTAGACAAAGGATTCAATACTGTATCCGATATTCGATTTAGTGAACAGGTAGATATTTTAAAGTCACAGGATCAAGGAAGGTTTGCCAGCACTACGACGGTTTTCGATATTATGATTAAGGAAGCGACGAATGCACCGCATGATTATTCATATTCGTATCCTGATATCATTCATATGGAAAATTACCGTGTTGAAAATGGTAAAGCAACATTCGATGAAGGTTCAAAGGATAATATGACATATCCTGCCAACGTGACTCGTTCGGCATTATCTAAACGTTTCTTCCGTCCTGTGCACAGAAAAGTTCTTACCACAAGCGATGACAATTTATTGGATTATGCACCAGATAAGTGGTTGGGGATGAGACAAAGTGTTCTTGAAGACATTTCTGGATTGCGCATGCATATTACAGTTCCTGGACGAACTGATGCTGAAGTTGGTAAGATTGTCAATTTTAAATATCCCAAGGTAGGGGACAGTGCAGATAAGTCAGATCCCAAAAACCTCTGGGATCCGTTTCTTTCTGGTGTTTGGATGATCACTGCGATTCACCATAAGATGACTCCAATTGCACATAATATGATTTTGGAAATTGCTAAGGATTCGTTCCATACCTCGTTCCAAGCAATTGAGCGTGCACCACCACCAACTCCTCCTGCTGCAGATGATACGGAAGCACTAGAAGAACAAAATGGCACATCTCCGTCATCTCCTGGTCCAGTAAATAAAGCAGGATGGACGCATCCTACTGGTGGGCAGGGTAGAGTTTCTAGTAAACCTGGACCGAGAAAACCTCCAGGAGGACGTGGGTCAAGAAATCACCAAGGATATGATATTGCGCTTCCCAAAGGTTCACCAATTTATGCTGCTAAAGATGGTACGGTTACTAAAGCAGGATGGCAAGATGCAGGAGACCGTAGGAAGGGATATGGACTTCGTGTTGAGATCGACCACGGTGGTGGATATACATCCAGATATGCACATGCCGTCGAAGGTTCTATATCAGTCAAGGTTGGAGACAAGGTGAAGGCTGGGCAGCAAATTATGAAGTGTAATAGTACAGGAAGTTCTACGGGACACCACTTACACTTCGAGATTCGATTAAATGGCAAATTCCAGGATCCTGGTCCTTATATTTCGTGAGATAAAAATGGCAGATAATTTCTTTTCAAATAATGATTCAAACTTTTATTGGTTCTTCGGGTGCGTCGAAGATCGTAGCGATCCTATGCGTATCGGTCGTGTGAAACTAAGAATTCTTGGATATCACACAGACGATAAAGAGCAATTACCGACCGACGACCTTCCATGGGCGATGCCAATTATGCCAGCAAATAGTGCCAGCACTTCTGGTATTGGTTGGTCGCCGACTGGTCCAGTAGAAGGTACGTGGGTGTGGGGATTCTTCATGGACGGAGCAGAAGGTCAACAACCTGCTTTCGTTGGAACAATTAATGCTGTTCCTGCGAGCAATGGCAGCGGAGGAGGAGGCGGCGATGGTTCAGGCAATTCTCCTACCTCGGGAGGCAGTGATGGTAAGGGTGGTGGATCTACGGTTGATCCTGCTGCTCTTGAAAAGTTAAAAAACTGCAATTGCACTAGTACTGCTAAAAACATTATAGCACGTGGTAACAAGTCAAATATTGAACAAATCATAAAAGCATGTCGAGCAGCGGGATACGGTAACGAAGCAACTGCTGCATTTCTAGCAATTGCAGGGGTTGAATCTGGGTTCAATCCTGTTACTGAAAGGGTAGGTTGGTCTGCGAAATTCCTCTTGGCAAACTTTAAAAGAGTTCGTGCTCGGGGTGAGTCTTTTGCTAGAGATCTTGTAGCAGCAGGGGGAATTGCGCAAGCAAACTTTATCTACGGAGATCCAAGTAAAGGTCTTGGCAATGCATTGTGTGATATCATCACAACCGAACCGAGAGATGGATATAAATTCCGAGGGCATTCTTTTGTGCAAATTACGGGTAAAGAC